AATAGATTAGGATAATCCCTATCTATTACTTGTTGGATTGTTGCCCAACCAATATTATTATTCTCTATAATAAGTATTGCATCGTTATATTCTGTTGCTATAGAAACTAACATATTTCCAAAATCTTTGGTATTTAATCTACCTTTATATTCTGCCACTTGTTCCAAGTTTTCAATATCAATCACGTGGAAAGCAGAATAGTCTGCACTATCTCCACGACCAACATCAGCACATACTATATAATTCTTATTGTAATTGGCTGGCTCCCATATCCAACAATTACTATCAATTCCTCTTCTTTCAATTGGGTCTTTACAGCTTCTTTCTCTTAAATTTTCCAATAATACTGCATCAATTACACCCGTTCCAGATGTTAAGAAGTCACAATCACACTCTTGAGCTGCATTTGCTGGCCCAAGTAAAACATCTTGTTCCTTTCTCCAAACTTCATCTCTATCTGGATGTACCGTCCAATGAAGTTTAATGAAGTTGAACATACCTCGTCCTTCTTCCGCATCAATCCAAGTTCTGTGAAACCAATTACCAACTCCATTAGGTGTTGATAAAGCCACACATTGACCACCAGTAGTCAAGGTAGATTGAGCAGCCGTCCATATCTCATCTATCTTATCAATAAATGCTGCCTCATCTAATATCAATAATGACAAAGCTTCAGAACGAGCAGCTTCTGGACCTGATGATACTGCTTTAATCTGTGAACCATTAATGTATCGTAGATTTAATTTGTTATCCTCAACACATCTTTGTTTTAACCAACTTGGTAAATTTGCGTGCATAACACGAACTTTTGTTACCAAGTTTTTTGCCACATCTTGTTTTGTTGCAATTACCAAGACATTTTTGTCTTGATGAAATGTCATCATCCACAATGCATATCCAGCAGTTAATGTTGATATACCTAACTGACGAGCTTTCAAAATGACATTCATACGATTGTCTTGAAATTCAGAAATTGTTTTTTCTTGAAAATCATACAAATCAAAAGGTATCTTGCCCTTAATCGGGTGTTGAATCATACAATACTTCCTCATAAAATATGCCGGGTCTTGAACACATTTTACATATTCTTGTTTGATTACTTCTTTTATTTGCTCTGCCATTAATCTACTATTTGACCTGCAAGTTTAACTGAACCTGCTGTTGCCAATACTCCAAATGAAAAGTATAACCACTTATTTTCATACCATTTAGGTCTGACAAGTTTTACTTTTTGTTCAAGAAGATTGTTTGTGTCTTTT